CGACTTATCGGCTACCGCCTTGTCCTTTTCCGCTCTTATCTGCCGTATCTGCTGTTCAAGCTCACGGACGGAGGTGTTCTCAAGGTCGGTTTTTTCGGTTATTTCTGTACGTTCTTCTTCAGAAAGGGAAGATAAAAGATAGAGCTTTTTCACTCCGATTTGTGTCCCCGGGGACACAAAATCAGACGGCAATTTCTCTATTACTTCTATATAACGATAAACCTGTCTGCGTTTGATTCCTGTTTCCTTTTCGCAGTAATCCTCGAATGTGTTATACCCCAGTTCCTTATAGAGCTTGCTGTCCCTCATTTCTTTAAAGCCCTTGCACATCTCATACAAGCTCTGCTGTGCTACATGTGCCGCCGCTTTGATGTGGTAGTTAAGATTTACTGCCTTGACATAATCGTCTGTTACCGCCTTTTCTGTATCCGCAGGCGGTGTGCGAAGTCCGGGAATTATCATGCTGTTTTCCTCCTTGATTTTGTTTTTGATTTTTTCGCCGCAATACCGTCAAGGTACTGCTGATATTTCTTCTCTACATTGATTATTTCCTGTGGCTTTTCCTGCCCGCCGTTTGTAACCCAGTTGTTTTTATAACCTCTGCACTGGACTATTTTATAGTCGTTTGATACCTCCATCGTGTAGTACGGCTCGTCCGGTGCGGATTTTCGACGAAGAAACATAATCGTCAGCTTGCCGGTTGCGTGCCTTTCGGCGTAGCCGCCGACACAATGGCTTAGTTTCTGACCTTCGACGACTATTTCGTCCGTGCTGTCAGGCTGACGGATAAAGTATTCATCGGTTGCAAACTCAAGCATTTTCCGCTTCAACTTCAGAGCGTTCAGCTGCTTGGCCAGTTTAGCGTTTTTCTTTGCTTTTTCTTCAAGCTCCCGTGCCTGTCGCATAGCTTCTGCACGGTCGTGAGCCGCTTTCAGATTTTTCGGAAAGCATATCTGTCTGTCGCTGAAATCGGCGTTGAAGCTCTGCATTATACGGACATAATCCGAATAATCATCGATATTTACATTCTGCTTTAAAATGTACTTCGCAATTTCGTATTTGTCGGTCTTGAGTTTTCTCTTGAGGCTGTCGAGTGTGCCAAATGAATATCCTATATGTTTATTTATTTCTATAAGACGGTCAAGGCTGGTAATCTTAGAAAATTCTTCTTTTATTCTAAGATAGTCTCTGTACCCGATTTGCCCTTTGCGAATCGCCCGCATAACATCTTTTGTTACGCCGAGCATTTTGTGCGGTTCGGTTTCAGCCCAGTTGATCATGTCTTCATTGTACTTAACACTGCTATATAAGCCACACTTAATGAGTGCCTCAACATTTTTGTGTGCCTGCCAGAATTTCAGATATGATATGCTTCCGAAGTTCTCGCTTATTGCCGAATGAGCACAAGCTGTTCCTTTTAATGCAGGAAAATTAACGAAGCTGTAACTGCTATAATTGGGAAATACAGGCTCGCTAAATTCCGCTCGTAGCCCCCAGCCTGTCACTACCTTTGCGTAGTAACCGTTTTTACTCTTCCATGCGTATTTAGGACCATAACGGAACGCTTGATTTGCCGTGAATAAATACCGCTGAACCTCATTGATTGCAATATGCGGCATAATTTCACGAGCGTTAAAAAGCAGCGTAACCGTATAAAACCGTATGTACAGATTATCGGTCTTGTCGTCTGACAGAAACACTCCGACATTTGATTTGCACTCAACAACCGAGCCGTGAAAATTGTGATAATTGTATATCGCAGTGACAGTTTCGTCACAGCTTGTACAGAAAGTAGTCTGCCTATGTTTAACTGAGCTGTCATACTCACCGGGATACAGCTTTTCTTCGCATGCCGTGCAATATGCTGTGCCGCCATTATCTATAATAAGATACTTCATCGGCAACGTCTTTCTAATTTCACGTTCAAGCTCTGCTGTAAGCGGCGGGAAATTGTCTGTATAGCTTTCGGCTTCTTTTCTTGTCATATTGCCGCACCTCAGAAATCGAGCAGGCTGTCAAGGTCAAGCTGTAGCTTGCCGCTGTCTGCTTCTGTGGAAGTTTTGCTGTTGCTGAATCCGTTATCACCGAGATCAAGTGTCATAGTGCATTTTATATCCGCACCGGGAAAGTAAAACGCAACAGCACGCTTGTATACTTCGAGATCTTCGAGACTTGCGCCTGCACCTTTGACCGTTGCCTTGAGGCAGTCGGCAAAAGACTTGCCTGACTGCTCTATGGCCTGTTTAAACTCTGCATTCTGCTCGCAGAATTTGCAGATAGTCCTTAAAACAGCGTTTTTTACTACTGTTTCATACTTGCCGAGCTTTGCGTCTGTCAGCTCAGCTGTAAGTTTTTCTTTCATATCCATTGACTTTTTCCTTTGCCAGTGTTATACTGGTGTTGTGTAAAATTTGCTTTGCTCCCTCCGGGGAGCTCTTTTTTTATTCTTCTTCGATGCTTTCGACATCGTACCCGCATTCCGGGCAACACGGTAATGTTTCCCAAGCCGGCGCGCCGTGACACTCGCCACGATACTCGGTGTAGTGTCCAAGCTCTGATGCTGAGCCCGTCCAGTCGCAACGTTCGCATTTATACACGCTTCTTCCCTCTCTTTCTTCGTATCTCCGCTACCTGCTGTGCTCTGCGGAAGTGTACCTTGTCGGCGAGCTTCTGACCGTCCTTGAGTGACCGCCACTCACCGTAGCTCAATCCTGCTCTTGCCGCTTCATCGGCATCACGCTCGAGGAGGGCGTTAGGGTTATTTGCTTTCACTTGCTTTTCTTCTTTTTATTGATTTTCCGTGTGACCTCTGGGATAGAATCACCGCACACGATGTTGCTTGCAAGCAGCTGAGCCGCCATTATCCCTGACAAAGCGGGTGACTTTGGGAATTTCGCTATGTACATATCAAATAGCCGTTGTCTTGCTTCTATAACGTTGTCCATCTGAATATCAATACCGTAAACGCTTTTTAGTGCTATCAACCCGTCCTGCCAGTTTTTGCACAATTCAAGCTTTCGTGCAAGTATTTCTGCCAAGAAATTCCCCGTGCCACAGGCGGGCTCAAGAAATGTTGTGTCTATGCTCGCCCACATTTCTTCGGGTACCAAATCGCACATATCCTTGACGATGTGTGCCGGCGTAAAAACCTCGCCGAAATCACTTACACGCTGTTTACTTTTTATCAGCTTCTCAGTCATCGTGTACAAGCACCTCCGAGCGACTTGCCATAAAAGCGTCAAGCTTTTCGTACTTGCCTGATGATAAACATTTCAGCGACCATTTTCCCTTGCGCATTTCTACAAAGTAGTAGTAGATGCTGCTTATTTCGTTGTCTTCGCCTTGGAACTTCAGGGTATCGTACTCGTAGATTTTCTTGCCGTTCTTGTCTTTAAAGCCTGTAAATCCGGGAGCAAGATTAGCACCGAGCCAGTCGAAAGCCTTTATTCCCGACTGTTTCCATTCTTCAAGGAGCTTGCAACATTCTTCTTCCGTGCTATTCATCAGCACATCGTAGTTAGTCATCATCTCTTGTGACCTCCTATCATATCCCTATACCATACCTTCATAAGCCACCCCAGCCCGTACCAGACCGCAACAGCGACTATTGCAACGGGTAACATCTCGCCGCCTACAGCGAGGTATCCACGCTCTTGGAAAGCCACATCCATAAACAGCAGAGCTGTTATGTTGCACGCAAGAGCCGTTACAATTGCCTGTACTGCTCTTGCGAGTATGTACAGGATAACTTGTTTCTTCATTACGCTTGTCCCTCCATATAATTTCTCAGTACCGATTTCTCAACGAACCAGTACTTTCCTACCTTCTTTGCACCGGGTATCTTGCCCAGTCTGCAGTACCTTGTGACTTCGGGTATCGTGATACCCATAAGCCCTGCAAGGTACTCCTGCGACAGCATCACGGGCAAGAAGTCCCAGTTGCGTACTTGCGTCTTAATGCTTGCCATTGTGTACCTCTTTTTCCTTGCGTCTTACGCTGTCTTGTCCTTTACCTTATCGCCGTATGCCATTGATATAGCAAGCAGTTGCGCCGCTGTCGCATTTATCAGTGCGGCGGCAAGTTTTTTCTCGTGCTCTGGGAGCTTCTCATAGAGCTCGGTTGCGATTTTTACATCATCATTTTTCGTCATATTTATACCTCCTTTACATTATTTCCTTGCTGTGGTATAATCACCTCGAAAGGAGGTGATTATATGTTTGAGATAACTGGTATCGACGAGTTTCAAAAGGAAATCGCCAAATTTGAAGAACGTCTTGATAAGCTTTCGGAAAAAACATCAATCAAATTTTCTGAAATGTTTACTTCCGAGTTTATGTCACAGTATACTGATTTCGCAACGCTTGACGAAATGCTTGACAATTTTGGCTATGCGGATTTCTCTCAGGAAGAGTTTGAAGCAATACCTGATGATGAAATCAATGCAAAAGTTGCAAGCCACACAAAGTTTTCTACTTTTCAAGAAATGCTTGACAAAGGTTGCGAACTGTACTGTGAGCGACAGCTTATGATTTAATCTTCAACCTTAAGCGAGCCGATGATCTCCTTTGCTTCTTTAAGTAAAGAGAGTAAGCGGCTCACTTTTTCTTCTGCCTCGTCAAGAGCGCTTGTGTCAACGTTTATCGTCAGCGGCTTCATTTTGCTCACCTCGCTTTCTGTGATTTTTATTATAGCACCATTTTTACTACAAGTCAACAATTTCATAGCATTAAATTTACTGTTTTATAGCCAAAGTTTACCGCTTGCTTTTGTGCTAATTGCACAATTACTGCTATTTTGTCACTCGGCCAATAAATTTTGTGTTGACGAGTAGCATTATTTTTGCTATAATATAACCAAAGGAGGTGATACAGTGAAAGAGCAGTTACAGCAGTTGCGAAAATCAAGAGGCTTGACGCAAGACGATTTAGCGGAAATACTCGGTATAAGTCTTAGTTCTTATCAAAAATACGAGCGAGATGCTATCAGTCCTTCGTATGAAACACTATGCAAAATCGCCGACTTTTACCATGTAACTACAGATTACTTGCTCGGCCGTGAGCCTGCAACTGACCCTTTTGATATGTTACAATTGCCCGAAGATCAGAAAAGCGTTATGGAACGATTTGCAAGCTTTCCCGACGATGTAAGAGCGATAATTCTCGATGCTATCAAAGAGCTTGCAGAAGCGGCAAAGAAACGTCAGAAGTTAGACACTACAACAGCATATACAGCGGCTCGTGACGGAGATGCCCCGGGAACAGTTGAATTGCCAAACGAAAAAGTAACTCAGTTGTTAAATGCAGAAACCAAAAACAACGATTACTAATCCCATTGATTAAAAATCACCTCGTGTCGCATAATAGACATGAGGTGATAAATCTATGGAAATTAAACGATACAACATTGTCAGGAACACCTGCTGGAAGTGCCTTATAGAATGCAATGTTCGTACTCTCCTACACCGCTCGGTGAAATATGCACGCACTACGGCATAGGTATAGTCAACGACAGCGACGTAAAGCTTCTCCGTGAGGACGAAAGCGGAAGGATTGTGTGCGTCAGCAATACGATACGCATAATCGTCAACGACAGACACCCTATACAGCGCAGAAGATACACGATAGCTCATGAGCTCGGGCATTATCTGCTGGGGCATCTCGGCACTGATGTTTCACAGTTAAACCGCAGGCGTTACGATATAAAACCGGGCAAAGAGAGCGAAGCAGACGCATTTGCCGCTCGTCTTCTTGCTCCTGCGTGTGTCCTTTGGGCGCTGGATCTGCACACTGCAGACGAGATAGCAGGACTGTGCAATATGTCAGTACGAGCGGCAGGCTACAGAGCGGAAAGAATGAAAAAACTGTACCAGAAGAACAACTTTTTGAAATCTCCGCTTGAAAAAAAAGTCTACGAACAATTTAAGCCATTTATAAAGGAAAACACCCGCCACTAAAGGCGGGTACATAGGAGGTGGAGGTCAGAATGGCACGGATAAAAAACAAAGCCCGTGATGACGGGCGCTTGCAGTCTAAGGTGTACATCGGCACCAAGAACGGCAAGAAACAGTATAAGTATGTGTATGCTACAAACACGAAAGAACTTGAGCAGAAAGTACAGGAGCTGAAAACAAAACTGAATAAAGGTCTTGACCTCACGGCCGACCGTGATACTTTCGGCTACTGGGGCGAAAAATGGCTGAAGCTGAAAAAGATAGAAGTATCGGTTAAACGCTATGAAGCATACTCAAAACGTTTTGAAAATCTTGAACCTATACACGATTTTAATATATCTAAGCTGAAAGCTACAGACATTCAGGATATAATACTTGACTGCGCCGGTGAGCCGTCTGAAAAAACTGGAAAGCCATACGCAAAGCAAACTTTAGTTGAAATCCGAAATGTCGCAAAACAAATTATACAACTTGCAATCGAAAATCGAGTGCTTGACTACAACTGCGCATCTGCGGTAAAGATACCTAAGACGGCAGAAAAATCCACTCGTAGAGCTCTGACCGAAGAGGAGCAGTCCTGGATAACCGATACCCCGCACAGAGCACAGACAGCCGCTATGATTATGATGTATGCGGGCTTGCGCAGAGGTGAGCTGCTCGCTCTGACGTGGCAGGATATTGACCTTGATGCGCATACTATAAAGGTTGAACGCTCTGTGTCGATGATAAAAGGCAAGCCGCACATAAAAGAAGGTGGCAAAACTGATGCGGCGACAAGAACAGTATATATCCCCGGTAAGCTTGTCAACTACCTTAGAAGCACTGTGCACAACCCGATTGGACTTGTGTGTCCCACAGTCAAAGGCTCTTTGATGACCGAAACAGGATTTAGCCGTATGTGGGAAAGCTATCTTAACGATTTAAACATCAAGTACGGTAACTGGGCAGACTGTATGCAGACAAGCGGAAAATGCCCGTCAAAGTATGCGCCGATAGAAAAGCCGTTCTTGATACCTCATATTACTCCGCACTGGCTCAGGCACACTTTCATCACTTTGATGTACCTCGCAGGGGTAGACGTTTTGACGGCAAAAGAACAAGCAGGACACGCTGATATAAAAACTACGATGGCTATATATACACACCTTGATGAAAAATACAAAAAGAAAAGTATCAACAAGCTGGACGAGTACCTTGAAAGCATAAGTTAA